GATTTCCTCGTCGACCATCGCCGACAGTTTTTCAATGAGTTTCATTTTCTTCCTCACTTTCTGCGGTCAGCTTCGGCATCGCTTTTTTTATCTCCGCGATTGCCGCGTCGCCGATCTGGTTGCCGATGCTGCGTCCCGTTGGTGTGGCCACCATCGCGCCAAGCAGCATCCCAATCAAGAGCTGCACCATCGCGCACCTCTCAGATCCGCTGCACGCGCAGCGCCACATTATTGACCGTAGCAGCGGCACCGGTGAGCACCAGCGTCAAGGCGGACCCTGCCGCGCAGCAGACCTGACGCACAAGCGCGGGGAATGCCAGAACAACAGGCGCACCGGCGGCGCCCGCAGCAGAAGCGGTTGCGCCGGGAACGGCAACGCCGTCCTTGTAGAGCGTCGCAGTGACCGTGCCCGCTGCCGTCGGCGCGACGGTGACAGAGGCGTCGACATCGTAGTAACCGGCGCCGGTGATGTTGACAGCGTTGCCGTTAAGTGCCACATCACAGCCGTAACGTCGGATAAGGCTGCCAAGAGGGATAACGCCGTCGACAGCGACAGCGGTAGGCGTCTGCATGGCAGCGTAAAGAGCGGATTTACAAGACATCGTTTATTCTCCTTCCATAAAAATAGGCGGGACGATTGCCCCGCCTGTTACCCGGCCATAGGGACCTGCCATGTTCCCCGAGCAGGGAATATGGTCTTAAAGGTTGGCGTTGCCGTTGCAGCCGCAAGACGCGGGGATGATCTGGCCTGCGCCGGTCGAAGCCACGCCGTACAGTGCGGGCTTGGTCAGCATGCGGCCTTCGATCGCGTCCAGACGGCGGGTAAAGCCGCAGCAGCAATCGGAGATCTTTGCCGCCAAAGCGTCCGTCTGCTCCTTGGTAAAGATGCCGCTTTTGAGACGCTGGTTTTCCATCTTGAGGTCGAAAATGGCCTCCTGCAGGCGCTGCTCGTAGATGCGGCTGGCCTGACTGGTGATCGCCTCGGTGCTGGCGTTGATTGCCATGCGCGTGTCGTTGCTCTGCTGCTCGATGAGATACTGCGTGCGGGACGTGTCGATGATCCCCTGCTTTTCGACCTCGCAGTTGCTCACGCGGTTGCAGCCGGTGTCATTGACGGGATACGGCATATTGCCGCGGCCAAAGCCAAAGCCGTTGCCAAAGCCGCCAAACAGCGCCGCGATAACGATGATGATAAACAGTACCGCGAGCCAGCTCATGCCGGTGCTCTGATCGTTGTTCATAATGCATTCTCCTTTCCTCAAAAATTATTCCAACGGCTATTTCAGCCGGGGGAATTTTGCTGAGTGCCCCGTTTTGCCCTTCTGCGGGGGCTGTGAGGCGTTCTGCGCGCCGCCAAGTATCTTGTTGGCATCGGAGCGTAAAGCCTCCGGGGTCGTACCGAGAAGCCCGCACAGGGCCTTCGCCTGCATTGTGCGCCCGTAGCGCGAATATAGGCTGTCGGCAATGCCTGGATCAATGCCGAGCCTGCGCGCCGTGCTCTGCACGCCCTCCAGCGTGTCAGCCGTCCCGCTGATCGCCTGCTCCGCTTTCGTTGCCGCGCTTTGCAGGTCTGCGGAGGGGAACATTTTCGACGCTGCCGCTATGATCTGCTTGAGATCCATTCACTTTCAGCTCCTTTACTTGGGCCGACAGGCCCTTGATGACCTCGGCCATGTCGCTCATGGCCGACTGCATCTCACTCATCAGCTGCTCCTGCGTTTTTGGCGGTGTGATAACGCCGAGCTCAACGAGCTTGTCGTAATACTGCTGCGTCGTGCCTTCCAGCTCTGCGTAGGCGGCAGCCGTCTTCCCGATGAGCTGCTGGCGGTTGCCGAAATAGTCGGTCTGGAAAATATCACCGTTGTCGATAACACACATCATGCAGTTTCCGCCGCTGTATCCGGCGATTGCAAACTGGTCCATGCGCGCACCTCCTTTTGTTGTCTCAATCATACCGTGGATCGTGCCCCGCAAATGGTCAGTCTTTGGTCATCGTTTGGTCAAAAAATAATCCTAAAAGCCATTTTAGGTAAAAAGAGAGCACCGATTAACCTCGGTGCTCTCTTTGTCCGTCTGCGATTTTTTGATATGCCCGCCTGCGGCAGCGGTTGACCGCCTCCGGCGATAAGTGCAGCGTTTCGCACACTTGCGCGTAGCTCTTGCGCCGTACATCGCATTCAATAAGGCAGTACGCCTCGTCGTCGGGCAGCTCAAAAGATAGGATATATGCAATGGCCCGTTTGGGAGCCATTGAGGATAGCTGTGCTCGCATCGCTTTGTGCTGACTGTTCATGCCCCGTGTAGGGCTTGCAGAGGCGCTTGCGCGTGGGCTTTCGCCGCCCGCTCCTTCCTGTGCCCAAATCGGACACCGTTATTTTGTCGCTCTCTGGATCATCGTCACGACTTCCTGGCGCGTGATAAGTCTCTGCGGCGCGCTGCCGTCCGTGATGCCAGCCGTCTTTGCCGCCGCCCAGTCCTTCGCCGCCCACGCGGAGACGGGCTTGGTGCCGAGCTGCGCAAGGTAAGCGTCCATCATCTTGTTAAACGTTGCCTGATCCATGTAACCCTCCATTTCCGGCGGGTACTTGCCCGCCAAGATCATACTGCCGGTGTATTTGCCGTGGTCATCCCACTGGATGTGGGGCTTGTCCGGAAAACTCTTCCAGTCGCCGCCCCACGAAAAGCCGATCTGCTTTGCGATCTGCCCGCAGCGGGCGAAGAACGACGGATCGTCGTACTCATGCCCCTTGACGTTTTTGCAGATGTCGAACGCCAGCCCAGCCTTGACGCCGTGGAACGTCGGGCGCGTCGCGCTCTTGGCGGCGTATCCATTGCGCGCAAGGTACTGCTGGTACTCGTCATCCCTGACCGTCTCCGTTACCAGAACGGGCAAGCCCGCCTGCTTGCAGAGGTCGAGGAAGATAACGCAGTTTGCCCGCACGTCGGCGCGCAGGTCGGCAATGTCACGGCTGTGATACATTGTCGTCACCTCCTACCGCGTCCTGCACCTTCTGGCTCTGCGTGCCGAAGTAGAACGCGATGATGACCGCGTAGATCGTCATAAAGTCCTGCGAGATGTTGCCCGTGACGGCCATGTACGCGAATACGCCCGTCAGCACCAGCGTCACGATGCTCTTGACGCTCATGAGGTTTGCGATACGCTTGATAATTCTTTCGTTCATGTTATTCGTCCTTTCCCTTAATTTTGATTCCTGCCAGCAGCGCAAGCTCCGCCGTCCATGCGGCGAACCATGCCACCGTCAGGCTGTCCGGCACAGCCTTGTCAAAGGCCGTCAGGATTAGCGCCGCGACGCAGTACCAGCAGAGATTCACAACCGCTGCGATAAGGTACTTGTCGCGCTTTCTCAGTTTCTTCATGCCATCCCTCCCGAGATCAGCCACGCGATGAACGCCCCCGCAAGCACGGCGAGAGCCTTGTCGACCAGCCCGTCCCAGCGTTTCCCCGCCTTGCCCGTAATGGTCTTCACGTCCTCTTTGATCTCTTTGACGTCGCCCTCCACGGTCTCTTGTTTTGTGGCCAAGACCTCGACCGACGTTACCAGTCTATCCAGCGCCACCTGATGTTCCGTCAGTTCGTTGATTCGGTGCGTGTTGCTCTTGCACCTCGATTCAATCAGCGCGATTGCCGCGTCATCATAATGCTTGGCATTATCCATATCCCGCTCCCTTTCTGCGGCGTATTACACCGCCTTGAAATAGTTGCCGATGAGCTCGTGCGGCAGATATTGCAGCGTGATCTTTCCGCCTGCCTGCTCGCCCGTGCGCTCGCAGAGGTACACCTTGCCGTCCTCGCTGTCGAGGTAGTACTTGCCGTACTCATATTCCATGCCGCGCGCTGCGGGGATGGGGTCATCCTGCGTGCCTGCGTGCTCGGCGTCGATGACCGCCCAGAGGTTCGGCGTCTTGTCCGGCGTCCAGTCGGCCTGCGAGGTATGTGCCTGACGGCACTTGTGCACCTTGCCGCCGTAGCTTCTGCGGTCGCCCACAATGTAGCTGACGGGATACGACCACGCAGGAAATAGCTCAACGGCCTTTGCTGCGTCGCTGTCCGGCAGGCTCATTGCCGCCGCCTCGATCATCGGTCGCAGCTTTGCGGCGCGCCGTGGTGTGATGACCTGACCGACCAGCGCCGTAACGGCGTTTTCACTGTTCATCAACTGTGCAGCACCGTTGATCTGCTCAAAACTGCCAATGGGTTCACCCCCATGCATCACTTTTTCATTAAAACAATATACAGTATCAACCATCCCCGTGATTGATTCGTTATCTTCCGTTGTCAACTCTCTTGCCATCTTCGCGCAGAATCCATCGGCTTCATCATCTGCGCACGGTACATAGCTGCCGTTTTCGTGCAGGCGAATACTGACAACGCTATCAGCGTAACCGACAAAGGACCCCTCTTTGCTCACTGCATACATGGTACCACCCCGAATTTCTCAAAAAAGATTTGTCTCAGCCGTTCCGTGCTGGCTGTTCTAAGCCTGTTCTTCCAGTAGCCATTCTCCTGATTCGGCCATTTCTCGTCTGCAAAGTCCTCGCCGCAGCCGTGCTTACCGTACCACTGGTATAGTGCTGCCAGCATTTCTTGACGATACGCCCCCTCGTCAGTGTTCGGCCTGAAATGCTCCCATCCGTTTTCAGACATTGCGGCGCAAATCTTACGCCCGTCTTTAGAAAAGAGAAAGCCGTTCCGCTCCGTGACAAGCGTCCCGTATCGGAGATTAAATGCTCTGTCGATGCCATCGGCCTTAAATCGCCGATAGACGATATACTCCATAGTTTGTCCTCCTCTCCGACTATGCGCCCATTGAGGGCGCAAGTCTTGATTTCCGAATTATACGCAAAAGCCGGGCGCGAAGCCGAGGGAACGGCTCGCTTTTGCGTAGGTGACTGTGCCGCGGGGGTACACAATCACGAAATTAGCGGAGGCGCTAGCACGCGGAGAACGGAGCAACCACAGAGCGGCGGTACTCGTGTCGCTGTGCTTGTACTTGATTTTGCTATTCCCAGCGGAATAATAGGCGTACTGCGCTTGCTTGTTCTTCTCGTTCGTGTTTCCGTAGTCAATGTCACCGAAAACCTCGAACTCCGAGAGGAGGAAAAAGTAATCCGTTGTCGCCGTGACGTAGCTCGCCGTCGAGCCGCCGCCGTTTGCCGTATTGTCCGTGTACTTTGTAACGGACTTGAGGACGGCACGGAGCGCCGCCGGAATGACTGCAATAATCGTCCCGGAATAGCTTGAGAGGCTCGTCCCGCAAATGTTTGTACGCATTTGCGAGCTTTTCCATCCGCCGGAGTTCGTGTCGCTCGCGTTCATAACGAAATAGCCCGCACCCGGGGACGGCCATCCGCTATCCGGGCCATATTGATTATCGCAGAAACACACGTCCGTACCGCCGGAGAGCGCGGTCTTTGCAAGCTGAAAATGGATGCGGTTTGTGCCCTCGACGCTTGCGTTATGGTTAAACCCGAGAATGAAAACGTAGGTCGTGACATTCGAGAGTGAGAGATGTCCAACCGTTCCATTAAGCGTGACCTCCTTTCGGTCGCCGATGCTCCAATAGTTCGCGCCCTGTCCCGCGTCTGAAATTTTGCGAATCACGCCCCAATCGTTATTGTTGAGCGCAGGATCCGTGAAAGAGAGCGCCACCGCGTAGCTATCTACGACGGAGACGTTTTTCGTGTCGGACGTTTGCCCGCCCAGCGTAGCCTTTACGCTCCATGTGCCAGCCTCCGGAACAATAAGCGTGCAAACCCCGTTGACCGACGTACCGCTCACGGTATCGCTCCCCTTCGTTGCCGTCACCACTGCTCCAGAGGTAACGCTTACCACAATTTTCAACTCTGTCCCTGTGGTGATAGCGTTAATCGCAGAAACGTATTCGTCGGGGTAAGCCAACGCAGCGCTTGTCCCGCCTTTTGTTCTGATTGCATCTGCGACTTTTTTGAGATCGGTGTCGTTTGTCAAATATTCAGCCATCAGAAACTCACCCCATTTGCATTATCTACGGCCGCTGCCGCCCACACGCCATTTACCACGCGCAGGAATTTGCCGTTGTCCGCAGTCGTGACAGAAACGTTGACCGCGCTGTCCGCCTTGCCCAAACTCGTCTGCACGTCGGATGCGAGGTCGGATTTAGCGACTGTGCTCTTAAAAGCCAGACTACCGAGGTCTGCAAACCACTTGGCGATTTTGCCGAACAGCGCGCTGAGCTTTTCGCCCGTGGCGATATTGGCGCGGGTAGTCGCCGCCGTGAATGCTGCCGTGACGTTGCTGCCGTCGCCCGTCTTATCCAACTTATTGGCAAGCGCCGAGTACACGCCGCCAGACTGTACGGGATTCGCGCTGCCCTGCGTAGGTGTTGCGTCAGTAGTTACCTTGACGTCCTTGATGGCATTGTCAACGTACTCAAAGATGTCCGTGTGCTTGTTGTTAGGGTCATACACAGCCGCCAGCATATCACCCGTACCAGCGCCTGCCTGACCGCGGCAATAGCCTGCGTCGTAGCTCGTGCCGTCGGAGAGCGTCACGATGAGGTGGTAGTCACTCTGCCGGATGGTGATGCCCGTGATAGTAGGTGCATCCGCGCCAGGGTTCCCCTGCGGCCCCTGCGGGCCAATGCCACCGGTCTTGCCGGGTTCTCCCTGCGGGCCGGTGTCGCCGGTTTCGCCCTTGTCGCCCTTTTCCAGCACCAGATTCAGCGTCTGATTCGGGGCCGTGCCGGCGATATTTGCGCTTGCCTTGCTGCCGGACGTGACTGTGCCGATTTTCAGGGTGTTTGCAGGGCCGGTGTCGCCCTTCTCGCCTTGAATGCCCTGTTCTCCCTGGATGCCCTGAATGCCCTGCTTACCTTGCGGGCCGGTATCACCGGTATCACCCTTGTCACCGGTCTTGCCCTTCTCGCCTTGCGGGATGCCAAGCGCCAGCGTACCAGTGGTCTTGTCATAGGTCGCCGTCGCCTGACTTCCGGCGGGCAGCGTCGTCACCGTGACTTTGACCACGCTGAGAGTGACAAAGTCCAGCAGCGTCATGCCGAGCAGCTTCTTTGCCTCGCCGTTCTGCTGCAAAACGAAAAGGTCTTCCCCTGTGATTTGTGTTGCCTGTGTCAGCTCACTGATCGTCTTGTCCGCCATCGGTTACCTCCTTTCCGCTATCCGCGTTCTGCTCGGCCCTTGCGCGCTCGATCTCCTGCGCGAGGATTGCATATGCCCTGCGCAGCTCGTTGCGCACCGTGTACATTTTGTCGACCTCCGCCGTGGAGATCGTCACCGTATCCAGCACGTCAAACGCCATGCGCATTGCCTGCATTGCCTGTTCCATGTTTTATCCACCTCGTTTCCAAATACCGTTAGTGCACAGCCACGTGATGCCTTTTACCCATCGGTTGCCCGTATAAATCCATGGAGCGCCTTTTGCCCATCGGTTGTTTTCGAATAGCCACATACCGCCGGATGTGTCCTGCGTCCAGTACGCGTATAGCGTGTGAGTAGGTCCGGGCGGGTAGTTATGTCCGTATACGGTGATTTTTGCCCCTGCCGGATAGACCTGTCCCGTTGTGCCGTTGAGCGTCCATCCGCCGAAAACATATCCTGGCTTTGTGGGCGTGGTGTATGGGATGTGAAACTCAACATACGGGGTAGTGCTCTGTTGCGACACACTCTGCGTCGCAGGAGCGCCGGAACCACCGTTTGCATTAAACGCGATTTGCGCGTAGTACGTTTGGGCCGCGGGCGGAGCTGTGGTAAATGAACCATTTTGCTCAAAACTGTCTCCACCAAACCCACCCGGGCGCATTACTTGCAGCCATGCGAACCATGAGTAATATGTTCCAGGGGTTAGGCCAGTAATAACGCCGGAAAATGTGTTGTACCCGCCACTCGTCTGTGGCGACGTAAAATAGTATTCTCCGGCACCTGTTACGGAAACGCGGATGCGCTTCGCGTACGAATAACTACTGTCACCGCCGGAAAACTCTCCGCTGACGGTTGCTTTCGTCCCGTCGTTTGGGTCCGGCGTAATCGTTACCCATAAATTAGCCATATCAATTATTCACCAGCTGGATATAGAGTTGCCCATCAACACCCGCGCCGGACGGTGCGCTATAGCCATAACTTGCAGACGCAAGGCATAACGCCGCCGAGCCAAGCTGCACGCGCCCGGACTGAATAGTGATATTGCCGCCTGTACCGGCCGACAGAAACAGATTGCCCGCCGACTGGATTTGAATACCACCCTGACTGGTTAGGATGCCGAGGCCGATGCCCGTGGTCGTGTACGCCAGATTCAGCGCTCCAACAATGCTCTCATCGGATGCAAGCAAGCCCACCGTGCCGCCGAGCAGCTTAGTGGCCATTACTGTACCTGTCATGATTTTGCTGCCGTCAATGTATGTCGAGCCGGGATATTCCCATGCAGATACTTTTTGCACAGCGCCATTTGCCGCCGCTTGTGCGTTACCTGCTGCTGTGATGGCTGTGCTTGCGTTGCTATTTGCCGTGTTGATGCTATTTTGCGCATTTGCATCGAGATCGCTAAAGGTAATAGCCCCGGTCAGGTTGAGCTTATCCGCGCTGATGGAATTTGCTGCAATGCTCCCCGTCTCGATGCTGCTGCCCTTGATCTTGGTCGTGCCGCTCTGGTCCGTCACTGTCACGCCGTCCAGCGTGGTCTTCAGCTCGGTATATTTCCCGTCGATGCCCTCCACGCGGAGGTTGATCTCTTCACTCGTCTTGGTGATGAGCGAGCGCGCCTTTGCAAAATTCCTCTCGATCTGCCGCTGCGTCGGCGATTTGTAAGGGTACTCGTCGTCGATCTCGTCCGCATCCGGCGCGGAGATGTCCGGCGCGAGCATTGGATCAAACGTCATGTCCAGCGCAATGAGCGGCACATAATGCCCGTCAACCGTCACCGCGTCGCCAATCTCCACCGCAGGGTCAAGCAGCGCCTTTCGGCCATCGTAGCCGATGTGCTTGTAGCCGGAGACTTTGGTGAGGATCGACGCCGCCATCGCATTCGTGCCGTCCGGATTCAAGGCCGTCAGCGTCCGCCCGGTGTCCGATCCGGACACGCCGACCACATCGCCGTTCTCGTCCAGCAGCTCGACTTTTGTGATGGGCTTCGACGCAATGCCTGGAGAAAACTCCGCCAGCCGCCGGCCTAAATAGGTTTTGTCCATATTGCCCTCCTTACACGAGGATGCGCACGCCGCCAAAGGTGATGGCGCTGCCGCCCTCCGTGATAAGATAGTGGGTCTCAGCGGGCATGGAGTTGAGACCTACCAGCAGCAATTTCCCCTCGTCCGTGATGATCCAGTTCCCCGCGTTGGCGACTGCGATACGCCCCAGCGCCTCGCGCATTGTCATATCGCCCTCGTCATCCACCGGGTACTTCACCGGGAACGCCGCATCCAATACCGTGCGGCTGTCCACCGCCACGCCCATGCGCGCTGCGATATCATTGACCGCCGTCGCCGCCGGCATCGGCCATGTCTCCGCGTCATAGCTGCTGTCGAGCCATGTCTGCTCTGCCTTGAGCATCGCGTCATACCCGTGCACGCTCAAAACGCCCGTTTTTCTGTCGGTTTTTCGTGTCGCGAAGAAGAAAACGCCCTTCGGGATCCATTCGCTCACCTGTTCGCCGAGCACCAGACGCACGTAGACCTCGATTCGCGCCTGCCGCGGAATATCTCCTTGCGGATAGATCTCAAAGTCGATCTGCCGCGCGCAGCAGTTGCCGATGCCAAAGGTGGAATACAGCCCACCGTAGACACGCAGACTGTCTTTCACGATATCTGCTTGGCTGTACTCCACCCCCGCAATGCTTAATTTGGTTTCTACGCGATGATTCTTGTCGGAAAGCAGTGTTAAAAACAAATTGCTTACCTTGTGCATTAGTTTTCCCTCATTTGGATTTCTCCGCCCTTGTATCTGCGCTTTCCATCGACAGACACCAACGCAAACGCTGCGTCCAGACTACTTGTCGCGCGCATCGTCTTCGTAACGTCCGATTTGGTGTAGGGGTCAGAAAATGTCACGTCGATGGCAGATGCGCGCAGTGCGTTGCAATAAGCCGTTGCCTCGTCCTCCGTCATGGGGAAGAGGGAGAATTTCACCACATAACGGTCTTTGCTGCGCACCGCGTGCTCATCGTCATCCATCGTCACGATGATTTTGCTATAGCTCACTTCCCGCTGCACAGAGTATGTGGATAACTTCTCGTGCACGTCAAGCGCGCCGATTTTCAGAGTAATATCCATTCATCACACCCCCATTGCACGCTGCATCTGCCTGTTGTACTTGTAGGCCGTCTCGCCGATCACTTTCCCGTCAAGCACCGACTGCACAACGATGTTGATGTCCCCGCCCATGCCGCCGAGGGAAGATAGCGCGCTGCGCATCTGACCGCCGAAAGATTGCTCCGCGCCGATCTGCGCCGTGCCAAAGTCCAGACCGCTAGTGATGCCGCGCTTTATGCTGTCATACTCGCTGTCCCAGCCCTCGCCAAGGCCAAGCGCCATATTCTCGCCGATCCCCGCAAACACGCGGGACGGAGAATGGATCCCCAGCTTGCTTTTTACGCCTGAAACAATTCCAGAGAAGAAACTGCCGACCTTCTCCTTGATCCATCCGCCCATTGCCTTGATACCTTCCCACAGGCCCTTCACGATCTGTTTGCCAACGTCTACGATATCGGGGAGTGAGGAAACGAAGGTCTTTACAATGGTCGCCATCATGTCAAGCACCGACCGAACGATCTGCGGCAAATTATTAGCAAGGCCGCTGACGATCGCCAACACCATCTTCATGCCCAGCTCAATGACCTGCGGCAGTTTTTCGACGGCATAGCCGACAAATTTCTCGATCATTTCAGGGCCTTTTTCCTGCACCACAACGCCGATGTTTTCAAGGATTCTCTCAACGACCGGCAAGAGGTTTTCTGCAACCGTCACGGTGCTGCCCAAAAGGTTCGTAATAAGTTCCGACATGTCGGCGTTTTCATCACCAAGCCCCGTGATAAAGTTGTCATACGCAGCTTTCATCGACGCAATAGAGCCTTGAATCGTCGTGCTGGCTTCCAGCTGCGTTGTTCCCGTGATGCCCATTTCCGTCTGCACGGTATGGATAGCGTCTACGATATCCGCGTAGCTGTTGATGGTGTAATTGGTGTAATTGCCCTGCGCGGCATTCAGCGCGTTCGCGTCGTCAAGGAGGCGCTGCATTTCCTCCTTCGTGCCGCCGTAACCGAGCTTGAGATTATCCAGCATCGTATAGTTTTGCTTGGCGAAGCCGGAATAGGCGTTCTGGATGGATTCCATCGAGGACCCCATCTTGTTTGCGTTGTCGCTCATGTCCGTAATGGCGAGATTCGCTTTTTCCGCCGCCGCCTCCGTGTCTCCGCCCATCGATTGCAGCAGAGACGCGGAAAATGCCGTCACGGTGGTCATGTACTCATTCGCGCTCATGCCCGCCGTCTGGTATGCGTTCGCGGCGTACTGCATCACGGTATCGGCAGAGGACTTAAAAAGCGTTTCCACGCCACCCACTAACTGCTCATACTCGCCATAGCTGCTGATTGCTGCCTCGCCAATGTTTTTCACCGCACCGGCAACCGCTTTCACTCCGGCAACAATGGCTTGTCCTGCAATATTTGCTTTCAGGACGTCGCCAAAGCTCAATGCTTTTTCTTTGGTGTCGCCGAGATTTTTATCTACTTCGCTCGTGTCTACGCTGATTTTTACAAATAAATCAAGTAGATTCATGCTTCACCACCAATCCGCACCGCGCGACAATATCGGCGGTAATCTCTTCGCACGTTCTGTTGTCTTGCTTTTTTGGCTCAATAATATCCGCGTATCGCGCCTTGATATAGTTCCCGTTCACGAACAGCGCCGTGTTTTCTGCCACAATGCGCAGCGCGTCCGTCACATAAACGCGGTATGCGTCGTTTCTTGCTTTTTCATTGAGCCGCGCCGTGCAGTACCGCAGGAACGGCTTTATTCTCCTTTGCCCTTGGTATTCTCCCGCGCAGAGCCAGAGGAATTCTTGCTCTGCGCTGAGATAAAAAGCACGCTAAATGCTTCATCAGACAAAAGCTCCGTTGCGTCCTGCATCAGCTTGACAAGGGTCAATTCTCTCTTGTACTGTTCCTCGCTAACCCCTTCAATGGCAGCGAGAATGGCGATGATATCGCCCTTGTGCTCCTTAAAAAGCACGGGGAGCGACTTTCTCGCCCGCCACACTAAGAAGTTTTTTGCCGTCATGCCTTCTGGCAATCGTTCGCGCCTGAAAAGCGCAGATGCCGCATTGTCCTGTGCAATGTTTGCGACAGGATCAATGATATCCGCGATGACGTCAAAGACGCGCTCGCCCTGAATGTCGGAAAGTCTCATTTACGCCTCCGCTGTGCCGGCCTTGATGTAAATCTCAAACGGCACGGTGTCCTGCGCGCTCATGGAGTAGTGTCCGGTAAACTCAAATGCGAACCGGCCCTTTGTCTTGTCCGAGGTTTGAAGCTGGAATCCACCGGTTGAAAGCGCGTTGAGCAGCTTGATCGCAATAAAGCCGCCATTGGTTTCGCCGTTCTTGTCGGAGTAATCGCCCACGAGCCAGATATCGTCAAAGTCCGCGTCCTTGAGGTCGTTGCGCGGTGTGACCTTGGTCGTGTCGGTCGTTCCGATGTCTGCCGCGCCGCACAGTCTCTTTGCAATGGCGGTATCGGCATTGACAAACGTACCGGTCATCTTTACCTCCCACGAATCGAGCTTTTTCAGCTCCTTCATGTTCTTCGGGCAGTTGTCGATATCCTCGCCAAAGTCCGAATAGGTCGGCGTGGCGGTAAAGTTGACGCCGCCGGTCGTTGCGCCGATCTGCCCCGCCTCGCCGATGGTGCCGGTCGCAGGTGTGAAATCGGTCGTCAGGATGCCGGCGTTGATCTGAAGCTTCTGAAACGCATCAGAAGGAATCTTGGTAAATTTCATGTCGTTGTCCTTTCATCAGTTTTGCGACAGGAACTCAACGGTGATGTTGAGATACCTCCGCTTGATGTTTTTATCGCTTTCGTCCGCGATGTTCTGGCACCACGGGGAGCCGCGCTTGATCCACATCGCGCCGCCGTCATAGGCGACCATACAGCCGCCCATGCCGATTGCGTCGGCGATCTCCTGTGCCTTTGCGTTTGGCACCGCTTCGCTCTCGGTGTAATACCAGAGGTTCACCGTCAGCGCGATCTCACCGCTCTCCCATGATCCGGTGATAAGCTCATAGGTCAGCCACGGGAACACCGCATCTTCCGGCACGTTGGAGGTCGGATAGGCCGGTAGGAATCGAGAAAACCACGCATGGAGCGCCTTATCCTTTGTCATTTCGGCAGCTCCTTTCGCTCCGCGGTGAAAAATTTCAGCGCCCGGATCGTCGGGCCTGCCGACCGCGGCGCAGCCCGTTCTTCCGGGTTTGAGGTCACGCGGTAGGTGTTGCCGGTGGACGTGTCGCGGAAATAGTCGTTGTACTCGATGGGAACGGTCTTGTTGACCAGCGCGGAATATACCGAGGTCACGCCCTCTTTTTCGGCTCTGCGGGCCTCCATCGAGGTGTCGAGCGCCTGGTAGTTGAGAAATTCCGCGCCCTCGGCCCACGCAACGATGTAGCCGCCTGCGCCGTCCGGCGTTCGCGTCTTTTCCATCAGCACGCATTTGCTTGCAAAATCGTCCAGTAAACTCACGGTTCCACCCCCTTGAGCTTTCGCCAGTCGTTTAACCGGTCTCTAAAAGCGTCCTGCCAGCCGTTTAACGTGCCGCTTTCGTTTCCTGCGCTGCGTTTGGTGTAGGAGTAGCCCCCGAAGCTCTCGCTCTGATACGGGCTTGCAACGGCCTCCCCGTTCTTTTCCTGCCAAGCCTCGATCTCAACCGAAAGATCGATTACGGCTTTCGGCACAGCAAGCGCCCACACAGAGCCGGTAAACGTCTCGTCCGTCAGGTCGACCGCCGGGTATTGGTGTAGCCCATCGTTAAACACAGAGCCGACAATGCGGAAATATTGATTGGTCAGGAGAAAGGGCAGCGTAATGCTGCCATTCTCCACGGTGAACGTGTCCTCGTGAATCTCCACAAGGAACCAGTTGTTCAAGTGCCGTAAGACCTGTTCAAGCATTACGCCGCCCTCCTTGTTAAGCCACAGAAGCGATGATCTTCGCGATCTGGTTGCCGTCAGTGACCTTGGCACCATAGACGTGCAGACCCTTCACGCCGTCGGCAAAGCGGGATTCCATGCGGTAGCCCTCGGTCTTGATGATCTGCTCCGCGTAGGTGGTTGCAGTCTCAACCTGTGCCGTGATCTCAAAATACGGGGTCTTGCCAGTGTCCGTACCGGTGCCGGTCTTGACGTTGTTGCTCATAAACACGGTAAAGCCGGCCACGCGACCAACCTGGCCGTTAAGCAGCGCATCCTGACCGGAAGTCGCGGTGCTCTTGGCAAAACGGTCGTCCAGAAGCAACAGCGCATAAACCTCGGGAGGCACAACGAGAGTGCGGCCGGTGTTAGGAACATTCGCCTTGTCCAGCTTCGTGCGCAGCTTCACGATGTTTTCGTACACGTTGTCCTTGGTCAGCGCGACAGGAGCGGACGCAGCGCCAATGGTGTTGCCCGCAGCGGCTCCGGCGGCAATAGTCTTGAGCAAAAACGCATCGGACGTGTCAGCCAGCGCATAGGCGGCGCGGCCCATTGCGGTGTCTACCAAATCGCCCGCCGCCTGCACCTTGTCCACGTCGTCAACCTGGAAGTTGAAATACTTGCACTGGTCGATAACGAGGGACTGGTCGGTGGTGGTCAGCGCATCGGGGGCAGCAATGTCGGTGTTCTTGGTATAATCCTTGACCGTGATCGCGCCGATGCTGTTGATGTGGACGGTATCGCCCTGATTGGCGATAACGCCCTCATAGTTGCGATTGACGAGGTTCGTCGCAACGTGGGACTTCTCGAGGGCGTAGAGCAGACGCGCGCTCCAAAGCTCAGGAATAAAAGTGGTAACAGCCATGTGTTAAACTCCTTTCTGATTCAGGGACGCTTTGATGCTGTCCCAATTCGCATTGATTTCCGCAGCGCTCATATTCTTGATATCTGCGGTCGTATAATTCTTTGCAGGGGGATTTGCCGGGGGGTTGGCGGGATTCGCGCCCTTTGTCTGCGTGGTGGAGACAAGCCCCTTGTAGGTGCCGTCCAAAAGTGCATCAAGGGCCTTGGTGTCCTTGATCTTCTCGCCGTCCAGCTCCAATGCGGCCATTTCCTCGCCGCAGCCGCGCATCGCAAGGTCGAGATTCGCGCCGGTGATGTTTTTGCTCTCAAAGTAAGCACGCACGGCCTTTTCCTTTGCCGCCTTGCTCTCCTTTGCCGTGATGTCGGTCTTAAAGGCTTCAAAGGCCGAGTGTTCCTTCTCGTACTTCTCCTTATAGCCGCCGTCACCCGCTGCCTTGAGGTCGTCCAATTCCTTCTGGACGCCGGGTAGCTTCTCTGCGTCCGCCTTGTACTTCGTAAGATCGTCCTTGAGGGGGTCGACCACGCCCAGATGCAGCGCAACCAAGCGATTTTCGATCTCTTCGGTGCAAGCCTCGCCGAGAATATTTCTGATTTCTGCTCTGGTAAATTTCGCCATGTTATTCGTTCTCCTTTTCTTTGGCCCCAATTCTTCGGGGGCGAACGTTGTATAAAAACCGCTGTACTTCGCGGGTTTTACCGAAAGAAAAAGAGCCAACTTGTAAGAAATCCTTACAAGTTGGCTCCTATTGCCCTTTCCCGCGCCTTATTACGCGGAAGTTGAATATTTTATTGTTTTCTTGACCTCTAATACGATATACCCGTCGCCCTTGCGCCGGATTTCCGCGTCATTGCCACGCCGTATAATGGCTTCAATGGCCTTGATGGTCTCGTTATCCATTTTTCAGCTCGCTTTCCAGAATGTCCCGATACTGTCCCGCATGGTCGGCGGCAGCTGGTTTCAGAAACGGCTGTGCCTTGTTGCCGCGCGTGTAATGCCAGTTGCCTTTCGCGTCCTGGTACACCCACGGTGTAGGCCGTCCGCCGCCGCCTTCGGCGTAAATGCCCGTGCCTAATTCAACGTACCCGCCGTACTCGGAATCCGTGCCGATGATTACCGCAGATTCCTGCTCGTCTACCACATGGGTAATGCTGTTTCGCAGGTTGCCGGTGTCAACAGGGCATAGCTTTTTCGCATATCCTTCTGCCACCAGCCCGATCTTTTCAAGCCCCCGCAGCCGTGCCGCCTTGATTTCAGCGGAAACCTCCGCACTGTGGTCTTCGATTGTAACGCTCATTTTTTCTCCTCAGAAAACACGGTATATTCCCCGCCCGTATAGTGCTTGCATAGTTGTTCTCTCAATTTAATTTCGGGTGGGATTGGGGTGTAATATGGGCATTCATCATTCGCTTCCCAGTTTTTGCAATCAAGGCAGAGCGGAATACATTGCATCAATATACCCCCTTTATAAATTCAGCTATATAATCTGGTAGTCTACTATCCCCAAGGTGATATGCCGCCCACGCTTCCGCCCATGCTTCGCTATCCTTTTGCAAAATATCGCATTGGCTTTCTTTGTACCACTTTTGCACCGCCTCATGGAATCCCGTTGGCAATTCACGCTTTAGTTCCGCATATGCGTGTCCTATTTCGTGATAATATGTAGCTTCTCCGCTCAAATTAAAGTGCCACATATGCCCTGTTTTTTCCATATACCGCTTATTTGTATCTTCTTTTGATTTCGAAATAGCGTCAGCATTTTTATAATTTCGGAAATTAAAACCAACCATAACGCCGCCGTCATAATCCCTCATGCCATCTCCGAAATTTATCCCCCAGAGGTTATCAAGCGTAACACCGTAAATTTGAGCGTCTTTCCGTTGCAATTTTCCCCCAAATCCTTTTTTGAAACTTGTCAAATCCGTAATGGCTTTAGGGGTTATCCCTGGCGGGAGCGTGTTTACCGCATTAGCGATTGTACTTGCTGTTTTGGCATCGGCCCCATTAAGTATGACAAAATCAATACCTTGGTCATGCATCCATGCCTCAGCCTCTTTGACTGTATTAAAGGTTTTATTTCCCTTTTTCGCTTCCGCTTTCTTCCACCCCGCCCATTCTGCATAGGTCATATCAGAAATAACCTCTGTTTCGCCCGTAGCGGGGTTTTTGGTGCGTCTTTGTCCCGTGGAGGTATCTACACCATCCACGGCGGCAATCAGCGTACAGCGGCAGTTATATATCTCCCACGGTGGCCCTTGTGGGTCTCCGGGAAAACGGCAGCCGTTAGAAAATTTCTTGTCTTGGTCTACCTTTTCGCCATCCAGCATGGCGTGAGAGTGGCGAGTCCGGCTGTCCAGCGTGGCAAGCCATTCCTTTTTGACCTTAATGCCCATTTTCTCCGCCGCCGCGTAGCTGTCCATGCGTCCGGCGTTCTGCGCGCCGGTCACGGCAGTTCTGGCCGTGCGAATAGCGCTGTCTCGGCTCATGGTGGTGATGCGCGTTTGCAAGTCGTCCGCCATGTGCTTGATGCTCTTGCCTTGCAAGATGGAGCTGGTAACGCTGGCCGTGATCTGCTTTTTCCCATACGCGAGATCAATGCCGCGCTTTAATGCTCGTTTCGGCGGGTAATATGGCATTAAATCTGGTTGCTCCACGATCAAACGTTTCACCGTCTGCTCGTCCCACAGGTCAAAGCCAACGTTGCCCGCGACCTGTTCGATGGTATACGCAGAATAGTTGCGGTTGAGAGAGTAAATACCGGGCGTTGCATCATTGGTGTAGGACACCGCCACGGCGTTTGCATCGGTCACGCGGTGTGCCACCTTGTCACGCATGGCCTGATAGCGTTCCCCGCGCCCGATCTGGTTCAGCCGCCATTGCTTATAATCGGCCTCCGTCCATTCCTTACCGTTCTGCACGGTTCCGATCAGCGCTTTCATTTCCTCGTCGCGCTTTTTGAATTGCTCGAAATATGCGTCAATGGTCGCTTGCAATTCCTTCCCGGCTTCACGGTATAGTTTCGCAATGCGCCGTTCCAGCTTTGCAAGCTTTTTGTCGGTCAGTTGATGCCCAAGATCACTGGTCGCCATCGCCGTTCACCTCCGGCGCATCCTGTTCCGCAAAGCTCCGGTCAATCTCTTCTGCAGCCTTCCGCTTCGCCATGTCCTCGTACTGGTCAATGTCTCCGTTAATGGTCAGCAGCTTCTTTGTGATATATTCATCGTCATAATACGCCGCGCCCAAAAGGATGTTCTGCGTCTCCTCGCTCTTGTTGATAATTTGGTTACGCGTGTAGCTTGGCTGATCCTCAATACCCGCCAGACGCAGGATCTCAACGATAAATCGCGTGACCTCAGCCTCAAACTTATCCGTTTTCAAATCCAGCGGCGCATAGCTGGCCTTGATAGCGGTCGCCGTCTGATTGCCAGCAGAAACAGCAGAAGCATCGAAGCACTGGAAATCTTCGTACAGCTTTTTCTTGAGCATATCAATGGTGCTGCTCGTGCCCTCATACGGAGCTTCAATGGTTTTGCTCTCCACCTTCGCACCATCATCGCCGTTTGCGTGTGCGACGTGCGTGGTTTTCAAGCGCTCCACAAATTTCGCATCGTCCAGATCGTCCATGCCGTTGCAATTGGAAAGCACCCAATAGATCAGATTGCCCTCGTCCACGTTGTTGACCATGTTAGAGGACGCAAGATCAAGCGCGTCAATAGTGTTGCGTTTCCCGACGATCTCGGATAGACACCGCTTATTGTTTTTCAGCGGCGCGATGGGGAAACTCGGATAGTTCCCTCCGTCATAGATTTCGGTTTCACCAACTTCGGCCTTGCGCTCAATCAGCTTATAGCTGCGCTTCGGCTGCATTACTTCCATGCTCTTGTTTTTTGGCTGGAAATACTCGGTAAAGCCGTCGATCTCGTAGAGCGTCGCCCGAAGCGGCTTATCCCGTGCCACCTGCCAGAACCGGATACCGGCTTTCATCGCGCCGTCCTCTTCATCATAGAGGGGGACGAACTCAAGCAGGGAAAACACGCGCAAATGCGTCAAATCCCAAAAGCCAAAGGATACGCCTGCGATTTTCGCCTCACGCGCCGCATCCATGACTTCTTGGTCGAAGTCCGGGCAAAGTTTTTTCGGTGTTTCCTTCTCCGCAAAGGTCACGCCGTTGCCCAGAAGATACGATACCTCTTGGTCTACCGCAATGCCAAAAAAGCGGCTCGCCAGCTTATGGTTTGCCGTCCACATATCCGTGTGGCTTCGGCCCTGCATATCATAGATTATCTTCTCGTAGCGGTTGATGGTCGGATTCAAGCCGTTGTAATATTCCTCCGCATCCACCGCCGTCTTATATACCGCGCTATCGCGGTGCTCATTGATCGCGCTGCGGATAAACTCAATGCGCGCCTGCTCGTTGTCACCAACCGCCACAAGGTCGTTATATGTTTTGATAGCCGCTCACCGTCCTATCTGTTCCAAATGGGGGTATAATCGCGCCGATACGCCTTATTTTTCAAAATCGTATAGGCAAAATAGCGCGTCTCATCCATTGCGTGGTCATTTTCTTTGATCGGTCTGTCATCGGCGGATTTTTCATCCCACCGATACAGCCCAAACTCGCGGATGCAGTCTTTGCAATCTCGGTGTATCTTGATTACGCCGTCCTGCAAAAACCGCGCCGTAGTCATAATGCCGTTTGTCACATCGTTGTTGGCCTTTCGCACCATATAACCACGCCGCCGCAAAACCTCGATAAACGAGGCGGCAGACGGGTCAACGATGATGCTTTTGACATCCGCCTCGCCGATGAGCTTTTTAATTTCGTCGGCGTATTCCTCGTCCGTCTTGTTCTTTTGGTTCTCGCGCCCGGAATAGTAATACTCGCGGATGCGCGTGGCCGTCTTGCCGTCCCAGCGCCACAGCCCTGCGGAAAACGGGTTAAGTGTGCCGTAGTCGCAGGATACATAGCATTCTCCCTTTTCCGGAAGCTCGTCCACAATGCAGCTCTCGTCAAACATGGGATAGATCAGCCCCTCGGCCACCACCCACAACCCGCGAATGTATCGGTCGTAAAACACGCCGGAAAACATTGCCTGATAGCGTTCCAGCGTCTTTTGAGATAATCCGGGGTTGTCCGTCATTTCAAAATGCAGATACAGCGCGTTCCTCTCTTTGTTCCGCTGTATCCACTCTGTATAAAACCAATGCTGTGGACTTCCCGGGTTGCAAGAAAACCACAGCTTTGCCCCGTCTACCGAGCAGCGGGTCAATGCCTGTTCCACGAATGAGCGCGGCATCAGCACTACCTCGTCCAGCAACACCCCCGCCAGCGTGCGGCCTTGGATCAGCGTATAGCTTGCCTCGTCCTTTCCACCGAACACTTCAAAGTAATTCGTCACGGCTCCGCGCCGCACTTCCATCACCTTGTCGCCGCGCCGCCATCGAATGATATAGCGTTCCTTCGCAAGGCTCATCGCCGTGAACGGCACGATGATGTTCTTGGTGCAGCTGTCCACCGTGCGGCCACACACGCCGAAGCGCTGACCGCTGAAATTCTCCATCGCCCAGCGGACAAACGCCCACATCATAATGGAGGTCTTGCCGGAACGCACAGCGCCGTCGCAGATCAGCGCGTCATACTTGGAATAGGGGAAAGCGAGGATTTTTGCTTGCTTTTGGCTAATCATAGCTCTACAATGCAGTCTTTAACCGACGGGTATTGAATTAGATCGTGCAAACACTCGTACATTCTCCCGTTATAGTCCTCAACAATGTCCGCTCTTTCCTCTCTATCAACTCTGTGAACCGCTCTCACGCTGTTCATAGCTATCAACTGCTCATTCCCATTGAAGTCACGAACTCTAATATACCTATTCATCGCTCTCAAGCTCTTTTGCCATTTCCTTTAGGCTCTGACTAAGCGCATCTTCCATCACCGTGTCGGCAGGACTGCCGCCGATCATCGCCCACTTATCAATTAGCGTTCCCATCGCCGTGGTGATCTGGCTGAGATTCGCCGCCGCCAGCTTTTCCGGGTCGTTGAGCATTTCAAGCCCCTTGCCGATGAACGAACACACAAGGTCTTTGTGGTCGTTCATATACTCCATCACATCGGCGGTGTTCTCTTCCTTTTTTTGTTCGCACTTTTCCACAATGTCGGCATTCGCCCGCACAAGGTTCTTAACGGTCGTTGCGGACACGCCGTTGATCTTTGCTGTGGCGCAATAATTGTTCGTCTGCACATAGTCCGCCAGTATTTTCTTTTTCTGTCGGTCTGTCAGACGCGCAGCCATTGCCACCACCTCACACATCGATTTTGCTACCAGCCCCCACCCCTTGGCTACAGTAACAGTCTTTCCCCGCCCGTATGGGCTACACTTGCCGCACTTTCAGGCGGGCGCTTTGCCCATTGCCAAAGGCAGCGGCTCTCCTCTTTTGGAGCGGCGAGACGGTATCGAGCCGCCACACGTTCACAATGTTGCCTATAGCCATTGCTTTCGCTTCTGCATCAGCACGCCGCATATGTCCCCGCTGGGCCACATCGTTGAGAGGTGCGCGGGGTCCTGTGCCGCATGAGAGGTGCGACCTCTCGGCCCTGATCGTGGGCTGCATCGTGCGTGCGGCATATTGCGGGGGCGGTGTGAAAAGATGAAAAGCACCGCCCCCGCTATGGCGCAGGAGGTAAACGCCATAAATGAGAGAACCGCAAAGGCTTTTACACCTCTGCGATTCTATTATCCCATAAGCAAATGGCTTTTTAAGGCCAACTTTTAATCATCGAGCAGCCCGTAGTTCCGTGCGACGCACTTGATAAAATCGGTATGCCATCGTCTCGCCGTTCGGTCGGAACAGTTGACTGCCATCGCCGCCCCTTCAAGCGTGTGTGTCTTGTCCCAAAAAACAAGTCGGATAAATTTCAAGCGTTCTTCGCCGTCTTGCAATCCCCCTGTTTCGCTTACCGCTTGGCTCACGGCGCAGCTTTCTTTTAACGGCACGCCGCGCAACCCCAGTTCTCGGTCTGGGTTGTAGCGGCGGATAATGGATTTTACATAACCCCACCAACTATAGCGCGGTTTACTCATGTCGTGCCGCCTTTCTCTTCGCCCACGCCCACAGGGTTCGCCAAGGATGGGCTTCTGCGTAATTGGCGCGCTGCTCGGCATTGTAACGCTTGTTACGCATTACATTAAGGGCCTCTTGCTTAAAAGCGCACTCGTCGTTTGCCCGCTCAAGCGCCGCCTCAGTATCGGCAAGCTTCGTGCGCAGGTCCTTGCTTTCTGCAATCGCCGCATTCCTTTGATTGGTCATCGTCTCAACATTTACGCGCTCACGGCGCAACTCATCAGCGTCTTCCTTTATCCTTTGGCGTTGTACCTCTGTAACATTAAAGGCGTTGTTAAACCGCCCATGCCAATATTCTGCATTACCCGTTGCGTCTCGCGCTTGATCGCGCAACTCGTTTTTCTCGGCAACACACTTAGCGAGCGCATCATTCTGCTCTTCAATTCGTTTACTTAGTGCGGCGATCTCCTCGTCGGCCCCTGCATTGGCCTGCCACGCCGTTTCCAGCATGTTGAGCATTTGTTCCTTTGTGGTTTTCTTCAGGTTAATTTTCTGCATGCAAATCTCCTTCCATCGTCATCTGTTTATATCCTTCGACACGCTCGACCTTGACCACGTGCACGCCGCCGTACTTTTCAAAGTCCATCGCCGCTTTTTCCTTGATTCCCTGCGGATCGGCGTTATCCGGTGCATGCAGTGCCAGCGTCACCAGTAATCTCATTCTGTGTCCTCCCTCGGTTTTCCGTCAGCGCAGTAGAAATCGTCTGGAACTGTGCAATCCACATAGATGCTGTAGGCGCATACGCGCCCGAACGCGGCTTCGTAGCTGTTCGCGCAGTCCTTGCACCGCGTCACGACCTCCGGAAAGGCCGTACTGTCCCGCAGCTTTTTCGCCACGAAGGTTGCCCCACAGTTCTCGGCAAAGGCAGCGGCCGTATCGCCGTCAATTAGCCGCATCGGTGTCGCCTCCGTCCATCTTCGCACCGCAGTAATAGCAAAAATGGCACTCGTTTTCAAAGATAGCATCGTGCGAATCATCGGTTGGGATATCCACGCCACAGTTTGAACACTTGCCATCTACCCATCTCCCATGCACCACCGGCGCAACATCGGCGGCGGGAATGCTATCCGCAAGCATAGCCGCCACGCTGCCCCACATTGGAATATCTTTCACCAACTCGATAAATACACCGAGCTCAATGTATTCAGCCATCCTTGACCTCCAAATCCATCTTCGCGCCACAGTTGGGGCAATACGGTTTGCGATAAGTCCGTTCTCTGCCACTTTCGCAGATAGCAACAACTTCATCGCAGTTTGTACAATACCAATCGCCATCTGCATCTTGCTCCCACCGCCCATGCACCACCGGCGCAACATCAGCGGCGCGCATTGTCAACAGATCCCGCTGGATAATAGATAACATGCGATTTTGCGCTACGCTGTTTGTGGGTTTTCGTTCCCGCAAAACTACCTTCACCGCAGCGGCCCTCTCAATGCATTCAGCCATTCTTCATCGCCTCCAATACTTTCTCCGCCTCCTCGCTGGTGAGGAAGAATGTTTCCCCTATATCTTCTGGCCTGAAATATTCGCTTGTTCCGTCACAGTAAATTCTTATGGAATTTGAAAATGAAACAATGCTAAATACCTGTTTCTCAATGATTCTTCCAAGCAAAGCAAAATACACCGTATCTCCGGGCTTGCACAGCAGCACCGCCAGCCGACCGTCCTTGTCGGCCTTGACCAGTTCCTCCAACCGGTCAAGATCGAAGTCTCGGCACAGACGGCGAAGCTGCTCTGCGGCTTCGTGATCCATGTCGATTTCCTCCGGCGTCAGCTTCGTGTCCTCGTAGACGCGCAGGCCCTCTCGATCCATCCGGTAGTCCTCGATGAGCTGCTGCACCACGAACCGCTGCGTCATCGGCCACGCCGCAATTTGCTCTTGCAGCTTTTTCAATGCTTCGTCCGAAACCATCACTCCACCTCCTGCATCTTACTAATCACTTTTCGAATCACATCGCCACCGTAAGCGTCTTTTGTCAACTCCAAAAACTCCGCCAGCGTCATCATGCCGTGCTCGAGGTCTACACCGTGGTCGTGGGCAAATTGCTTTCTCCCCATGTCGCACGATCCGGTCAATCGGTGATGCCAGTCGTAAAAATACTGCGTCGGATACGTTTTTTCGCGGTCTGTCTCGCGCAAGAACGCATCAATGCGCTCATCTTCCGGCATATCCTCGAAAAGCTTTTCTCGCAATGCCTCCATTGCTTCGCGCAGCGTTTCACCGTGTGCAAAAACATTGTCCTGCTTGACGATGTAGCACGGCGTGGTCGTCAAATCATTGTTCACGATTGCCCCGTGCGCAATGTTGCCGCGCACGGAACGAATCAGCGTATTCACGCCGTCAATTCGATAGACCGGCTTTCGGTTGAAGCGTTTAATGCCGGAGCCGTCGCCGTCGCCGTAGCCGTCGCCGTAGCCGTAGCCGTAGCCGTAGCCGTCGCCGTAGCCGTCGCCGTAGCCGTCGCCGTAGCCGGAGCCGGAGCCGGAGCCGGAGCCGTAGCCGGAGCCGGAGCCGTCGCCGGAGCCGGAGCCGTAGCTTACAAGCAAAAAGGCTTTGATCTTCTCATCAAGCGTCATCTCTTCCACTCCTTTACGCCTCGAAGCGATGCAGATGCCGCATCCGTGCACGGGATAATCTGGATTGCTCCCAGCACGGTCATTTCCGGAATCGTCACGGTAAAACGGCAGCTGCCCGGTGCTTTTGTGCCATCCTGCGCCAGCTGCTCAACAGCGCACGCGCCGTCCCAGCTCCACAACTTACGCACCTCGGTCATGGTAACCTCGGAGCCGGTTCTCTCCTTGATCTTGCCGAAAAATACGCCTGCGCGGTCGCAGCGAACGATATAGTCCTGATTGTTGTTCATGATGAAATTCCTCCTGATTTTTGTTAAAATTTGAAGCTCTCTCTGAGCTTGATCCCGTTTACCTCTGCCTCCGCCGTAAAGTAGCGGTGGCGCTCGTTGATGTACACGATTCTGCCGTGTACGGTTTTCAGTTTTTCAAAGCTACCCAGTCCGCTCGCGCCCTCAAAGGCGGCGGGTGTCCAACTGTATGTGTCTCCGATGTTCATGCGTCCTCCCTAATGTAGCGGTTTCGTGGGGCGGCGAAAAATCACTACCATGCTTGGAAACGGGGCGCTGTTCTTTCCTCGGCCGAACTTCAATCTTCCGCGCACGAAAATGACGGTTGCATATTTGTCGTTGTAGCAGTAATCGTGAAACCATGCGGTATCCGTCCGCGCCGGAAGCAGCATTACGACCGTCGCATCTGATTCCTCGGCAGTTCGATGTGCTTTCTCTACCCACGCCCCAACGCCGCGTCCATATGGAGGATTGCACCACACGACGCCATTCCATTCCTGCTTCAGCCCGTCCATCTCTTTGGTGAAATAGCGTTCGCATTTCGCGTTTTCTGGCGTTGCGCAAACGTCCAGCGTAAAATGGAACAGTTCATCGAGATCGTCGAAAAAGGTTTTCGGAGTTTCCCACATTTCGGATTTTGACGAAAACATTAAATCGTTATTCATCTTCTTCCCTCGCATTCCCCGAACAGCTCTCGGAACGTCTGCCCGGTCAGATCTTCCAGCGCGAGAAACGCCCGCACGGTCACATCCACGTCGCCCTTGACGTAGCGGCTCACGTTGGTCGCCGAAATGCCGGTAGCCTCGGCGAGCGTGGTCTGGTTGTAGTCGGTCTTCTCCAGCGCCGCTTTGAGGCCCGGATACGGGCAGCGCTCCCACGGCGTCTTGCTCATAACGAATCGGCTCATATCACTCGCCCCCTAACAGCACTTCGATAGGGACGTTCAGTGCTTCGGCGATGTAAAGATACGTCGATACCGCGCCGTATCGTCCGCCTCGCTCAATGCAGGATATCGTGCTGTCCGATATTCCGGCCCTTTCCGCGATGGCCTCCTGATTCAACCCGCGCATCTGCCGCCACGCCTTGACGCGCTCGCCGATGCGCTGCTCGGTCGGGATAGGACCCTTCGGCGCTTTATCCTCGCTCAAAAAGTCGATCACACGGATCCCTACGGCTTCGCAGATACGTTCGCACAGCGGGATAGTCGGCATAATGCGCCCGCACTCGTAATTGCACAGCTGCCCTTGCTCAATGCCACACATGGCGGCAAACTGCGATTGGCTCATGCCCCTTGCTTTTCTCAGGTTGCGGATCCGCTCCGCAGTGTCTTTTGCATTCATCTTTTTCGCTCCCATTATTTTCTCAGTTTCTGCCCGCGCCGCGTCTTGAACTGGCGCGCGCCTAAGTAATCGTCTTTTGCCTGCGTCTGCCGCTTCTCTTCGGCTTTCGCCGCCCGGACCTTTGCGATATCCTCCGCGTAGTGTGGGCAATGGTCCTGACAGCCGGGATAGCGCACGGGCGGCTTGCAGAAGTGGCAATGCTCAAAGGTCTCCATAGCCCACCTCGCGGATCGTAATTCCGTGCCGCTCCTGCATCAGTTTTTTCTTCAGGAGGTAATCCTTCGTCCTCATCCCCTTGAAGTCCTCCACCTCGCGCAGCCATCGCACAGTCCCGACGTAGTCAGGCTTGGTTGGACGCTCGTAGACAAAATCCGCCTTGTACACGGTAGGCTTTACGACGTTACCGTCGCTGTCGGTAAACCCCTCGATCAACGTAAATCCCACCTGCATTCGCAGATTCCGAATCCGCCCCACCGTGAGCAGCGCTTTCAATTGGTCATAGCGCTTTGCCTCGCCCTCGCTGTCAAACTTTTGCTTTCTGCCGTTTGGCATCACGCGGTAAGCCTTGCGATTGCCGTATTTGCTGCGCTTCTTGACTTCCTGCACGGCCATCTTTGCCATGACCTGCGCTTGAGCATCTTTGCCAAGCTGAGAAATATCAATCCCCATTGCTACCCTCCATTTCGGCAGCAGCCGCCTCCCACGTTAGCCCGTGTTCTCTCGCATAACGCGATATGCTCGGCATGAACGCCTCCTGTTCGGCTGTCCGCTCGATGTATGGCTTCATCCACGCCACCGAGACGCGCGGGGAAGCGGCGCCCCTGATCTTTGCCAGCACTTGGCCGACCTTCGGTGGAAACCCCCTCGTATCCTCGGCGATCAGCGCGTCCACTGCGGACTTTGCCGCAGACGGGTCTTCCCCGCCCAGCATGTCTATCCAGAGGGAAACAAGGTCTTCGGCTTCTGCGCGGGTCATCTTGGTGTAGGCCTGCGGATAGGCCTGCTTCAATCGCCCCAAAAGGCTAATTACGTCAGCTCTTTCCACGGTTCTTTTCCTCCTCAAGCATCTCGGCGAATACATCGCCGTAGACAAACGGCTTATTCTGCAGGGCTTTGCCTCCCTTGTTCTGCTCTCTGGCAAGCCAAGCGGTGATAAACCGCTTGATCCCCCCTCGTGTTTTACGCTTTGCCGGGTTTGCATCGCACCACCCAGCCATGTTTCTGAGCTGTTGCAGAACGTCAACGTTCGGATAGAGCTGCGACCATTTGGCCCTGTCATTCTCCGAAACGTCAAAAAAAGTCCCGTCATTCAGCGGCAAAGAAATCACCGGCGGCGCGTCAGCCGCTTGCGGCTTAGCGCATAATATGTACTCTTCTTTACTCTTCTCTACTCTACTTTTCTCTACTTTACTTTTCTCTACTTTACTTTGTTCCGAAATGTCAGCATTTTTTGAAAGAATGTTTACATTTTTCGCTTGAATGTCAACATTGGTCAAAATTTGGGCGACATCGACCAGAAGGATGTTGTAATCGACTTCAAGAACTTTACGGCGGCTGACTGCCTCGAAGTAACGCGTCTGTATCCCTTTGGACGTCAGTACACGGTACTTGTCATATTTCTCTTTGTCGAACATCCCTCGTCTGATAGAAGCCTCTACTATTTCGGAAACGACGCTCCCACCCAACCCGACCTTGCGGGCGAACAAAAGCGCAACCTCCTCTGTCCATTCAATGTAGTAACCCGCCTTGCCGTAAATTTCTTGCAGCAAGTGAACGACTACACCAAATCCTGTCAAGCCAAATTCTGCCTCTATCAGTTCAAACTTTGCATCCAATACGACATCAAGCGGAAAATAATCAATCCCGCTTTTTGCCATGTGATCACTCCTTGTACGGGAACAGGCAAATATTCGTTTCGTGATCCGAAAGAATATCGCAAAGGATTTCTGCCTCTCGTTGGCTTAGCCCATTGATGCGGATAGCACTCGCCGTGGGATCATCCAGATCCGCGACGCTTTCGCAGTCATAAATCAGTGCATCGTATAGCATCTTCATCCCTCCAATCAGAACGGCAGCTCGCCATCGTCCTCGCTGACCTCTGCAAAGCCGCCTGCGGCGCTCTCTGCGGCGTATTGCGGTGCGGCAGTATCATTACCATCCGAGCGCCTGTTGTCCGCGAAATACACGCTGTCAGCCTGCACCTCGTAGCTCCTGCGCTTGTTTCCGTTCTTGTCCGTCCAGTCGCGCATCTGCAAGCGCCCCTCGACGCCGATCATGCGACCCTTATCGGCGTAGTTGCAGAGCACTTCTGCCGTGCCGCGCCATGCGACAACATCGATCCAGTCTGTGCCGCCCTCTTTGCCGTTGCGATCAACGGCAAGGGGGAAGGATACAACGGATACGCCGCTGTTGGTCTTTTTCAGCTCTAATTCCCGCCCGATGCGTCCCATCAGGCACACGCGATTCATCACTGTGTATCACCTTCGCTTTCCAGCACCTCGCCGGTCGTCTCGTCGACGGTATAGTTCTCGGTTTCGATGACGGTATCATCGCTGACGGAATACATATCCTCGCTGATCTTCGATTTGATGGTCTCGTCCTGCGCCACCGCGCGAACAAAGTCACTCTTGAGCGGCGCGTACTTGAGAACGCGCTTGAGTACGGTTTTCTTTGCCATTTCCTCGAAATTCGTCTGCCACGGGCCATTGCTGTATGCCTTGGAAAAGCGCTTCGCGTGGTTGCGAACGTCCTCCACGCTCATCACGTCATAGCCAAAGCCTCCGTCCTTCGTGCGGAACATTGCGTAGATGAATTTCGGCTCGCCGCGCTCGCCGCAGGCGGGCTTGTGGTTGAGCTTCGGCTCAAGGCCGAAGGAATACTCAAACTCGTCGTTCTCGTAAACGACCTGCGCCTGAATGATGCTGACCTCGCCGCTGCGGTACGCCAGATCAATAAGCCCTTTATAACCCAACTGGAATTGGCACTCCAATGTGCCGTGGTTGCGGTACGGAATGAGATACGCCTGACCGAGTGGGGTGTTCGGCTCCATGCCGAGCTGCGCCGCCGTCATCATCGCGCCGAGGAAGCTTTGCGGCGTGGTCTGCGCGAGCTGCTTGTTTGCGCTCAGAGCAGAAAGCGTGATGCGCGTGAAGCGCTCCGGCGTGATGACGCTCGGCAGCGCCTTGGCGATCTCACCCTCCATCTGCTTGATGTACTGCTGCATCGTCGGCTTGCCAGCCTTGACAGCCTGCGCGCCCTGCGCATTCTGGATAAGTCCCTCTTTCATCTTTCTTTGTCCTCCTTCACCGCAAATTTGCGGAAATTTGTCGTTTTATAGTAGCCGCTCAAGTCCATGCCTGGGTGATCCTTGGAAAATGCTTTTGCGTCGAACGTCTGGCGGCTCTGCCCCTTCCAGTTCACCGTGTAGCGCCCGCAGTAGCCGCACTCATTGTCGCCGAGGTCGCTCATCAGCTGCTGCTTGATGGCGTCCGCGTCCTTCTCAATGGCCTTTTTGCGGCTCATCAGGTATTGATACTGCTCGATCAGGCTCTCACGCCCGAACAGCTCGACTTCGCTACCGCCGCCCTCGTAGATGGTCGAGATCGTCTCCGTCGTGCTTTCCGCCCCGTCCATAGGAGGCGGGTTGTCGGCGTCCACGTAGTCGCGCCAGAAGTCCTCCGCGCAGCGCTTGACGGCCTCGATCTCTTCCGGGCTGACGTATACGCTGCTCTCGCACCATTCCGGCGTGTCATCGTCCTTGATCGTCGTGATCTGGTAGACGAAAAGCCCCTTGCCGAGCACCAGCGCCGCCAGATACCACCGCGCCCAGCCGGTCACGGCGAGATACGTCACGCACTGCGCATAGTAGCTTTCGGGGAAGTCCCCGCCCTCGTAGCGCTTGAGGTTCAGCGCGCTTGCGGTTTTGCATTCAAGGCCGGATCTTTCGCCGAGGATCTGCCGGTCGATGTTGGCGTGCAGGTGGGGGCAATCCTCACGGCGCAGCAGGTAGTTCATGCGGCGCACGCTCTTGCGGCTCGCTTCTTCAAAGCGGCTTGCCACATACGGCTCAATGTCTCGCCCGACGCGCATTGCCTCGTTTTCCGGCTCTTCGCCGATCCTTCCGGTCTTTTCCGCCCATACCGTGTATGGCGAACGGTATTTGTTCAGCCCAAGCACCGCACCCATGTCGCTTCCGCCGAGGCTCTTTCGCCGCTCTTCAAGCCATTCTTCGCGGCTCATGCCGCGCGTTGAGATCTTCTGCATCTTCATCTTCTCCTCCCCTGTAAGTTTCGAAATAGGCTTCCTCTGCGCCGCAGTCCGGGCAGAACTTTTCTGCCACGAGGACATATCCGCGCTCTCCGTCGAGATTTTCGCGCCGCCGCATAACGTCCGGCTCGTCGAAAATGAGGTGGCAGCAGGTGCAGCGATAGATCATTGCTCTCCCCCCAAATACGCCATCGCGCTCTGCACGCCAAAAACGCGCGCCGCCTGATGGTCGTTGAAAAATACGTCGATGCGGTTGCCCTGAATGCCGCTTCCGCAATCTTCAGCGATGTATGTATGCTGCGTGCCGTCCGGCCAGATCAGCAGGACGCGCGAGCCGTAGGGGATCACCTTCGGGTCAACGGCGATCGTGCGGCCCTCGGTCGCCCAAGTGCCGGTCGCGGTGTAGCCGCTTGCCCACTTGCCGCAGCAGCAGCGCCCGGGGCAATAGGCCGTGAGCGTAAACTCGCCGAGAAAAACGTCATTGCACACGGCGCTTTCCGTCGCGGGAATATCCCACGCGGGGTCATATTCCTCCGAGACTACCGAGGATTCCTCGGGGCTTGCTTCGACCGCCTGCGCGCTGGTGGCTAAGATTGCGACCACGATCAAGATGACCGTCGCGCCCAGGCACACCGCCGCGAACAGCGCCGATTCATCGGCCTTGCGCTGCTCCCTCGTGCGCTTGTCGTGCCGCCTCACCCCCTGCACCCCCTATCGATGTAGGGCAGCAGCTCATACAGCACCATGCACACCGCGCAAGCGCCGATGACAGCAAGGCTCGTGGTAAAGTCGCAGCCGTTCAGCGCGATCACCGCAGCGGCGATGCCGCCGAAAAACAACGTGTCGATCATGCCTCCACCTCATATCCGAGAAATTTCAGGAACGAAAGCCGCGGGATGACCGTGATCGTTCCGATGCGGCCGACCGGAAATCCGAGCTGTTCGGGGTGGTCTTTCGCCGCAATGCTGATCGAATAGGGCTTCCGCCCGAGTACCGGCGCGATATCCGCCGGTGTCAGCACCGGCTTGTCCGATGCAAGCATTTCTTCCACCGTCATTTGCGCGCTCCTTCCTCTCCAAGAAACTTCTGAATGAAATACTGCTGGCCTTTGCCGGTGACTTTCGTGGTCTTGCTCACCGTCACCGTACCGTCAGAATGGGTGATCGCCGTTTCCTTAACGGTGAAAAGCCCCAAGTCCATTGACTTTTGCGTTGGCATATTGAAGTCCGTACCGTTCCGGCGAATCAGATAGCCGTTTTCGCGCATCCAACGGAACAGCCGGTGCTGCCCGATATCCACGCCGTTTTGTTTCAGCAGCTTCGCCAGCTCGCCAACGAGGATCGAAGTCTTGCTTGCGCTGACCGCATCGGCAAAAAGCACCTTCGGCGCGTCGGCCTCAACCTTGCTTTCAAGCCGCTTGAGCTTGTCCCCTGCGATTTGCAGCGCGCGGGCCATGACTTTCTCCGGGCTGTTCCAGTCCTTTTCGATTTGAAGAAAATACTGGCGAGCCTGCTTGCCCTTTTCATTGCGCTGGATCATGCAAAGCTCTTTCGCCATGTCAATGGTGAGAACAGCATCTTGCCGAGGCTTTCCAGATAGTCCGTCTGCCCTATTACTCAAAAATGAGTAATAGTCTTCGCCCTCGGTAAAACCGTATTCGCACATACGAGGGAACCAGTCGTTAAACCTTGCGCCGACCTCTAAGAAGTCATGCAAGTCTCGCGCCGAAACCGCAGGGCGGTCATTGTTATAAGTGATTTTAATTAGTTCGTTCATGCGCCCGCCTTATTGCCCTCTCTGATCTCGTCGGCACGCTTTCTCATTACCGACCATTTGCTTTGCTGATTTTCGGCAAATTTCTCAGCCCGAATTTGTTTTAAGGCTTTACAGACTGCATTCTTGATATCATCGGTCATATCAACCCCGCATGCAGAAAGCGCATCCAAAACAATTTCAACTTGACGTTTTCGCTTCATGCGCCCTCCTTGCCCGCTCTTTCGGTCTGCGCGGCTTCCGATGCTTCTCGAATTTCCGTTTCAGTCACGCCGTACAATCTGGTCAACGGTCTAATGTACTTGCTTGCGATACCATTCACACCGCGTTCCCAGTTCGACACCGCGGAAACCCTTACGCGGAGTTTCTTTGCTACGTCTTCCTGCCGCAAACCGGCATTTTCTCGGATTGCCTTTAATTCCAAGCGTTCTCCCCTCCTTATAAAGTTCAGAACTTTATATTGACAAACGCAACCAACACCGCTATTATGTAAGTGTCAGCCAACAAAATATCGGTTATAAGTCCGCAAAAACGGGAAATCCGTTGGGGGCTTGGTTTTTTCGCCTTAATTAAGTTCTGTAAGGCTATTATATACAACCCGCTGTCGTATGTCAACCTTATTTACAACGTCGGATTGTACGAATTGTATTTAGTTTTTTTGTTACATTGTATGAAAAGTCTAAAAAGTGTTTTGAAATTGCTTCCTGCGAAGAAGAAAGGTTCTTTCGAAGGAAGACCGGATCCGTTGCATGGCGTTGAGTATTTCCAAACTATTTCAAAAGAAATTAAGCCCCTTGAAGAAATTGTAATTGGATTTGCCGTCGCATTAAAAGAGCCGCATTCCGTTGAAGATCAAATCGAAATATTAAAAGCAATTATCCCGGCATTTTATGATTTGAAATCTAAGTGCATTTCTCTTGGCCCTGAATACCAAGATTATTTTTCTAATATGTGGGAGCATTTGCATAATTCTCATTGTGACGATTTTTGTTATATTGAAAAATACGAAAAAGAGCTTAAATGCCTTTTAGAGAACAAGATTGAGTTGTGCGCAAAAGAAGCCTTGCATATTTCAGAAACGGAAAATTTAGAAGATAGAATTAAAGAATCTCTTATGGAAAATAGCCCCATCTTGCAAACCGAACTATATAAGTTTTTTGACCCCATTATTCAAAATGATATTTCTTCAATTTTGTATTTTATGGCAAAAGATGGACGCATCAAACGCACAAAACAGGGGAAAACGTATTTAATAGAATATAAGGGGTAAACTTGCTGTGTCTAAAAGGACTACCGTAAAAGTAGATATTGAACGAATTGAAATTATCATAAAAGCAAACGGGTGGCGCAACTCGTATTTTGCCGAAGTTATTATGAAAAAACAGCGTGGGTGGGTATCTGAATGGAAGCGGGGTAAAAACTTCCCTTCCCCAGAAGAAGCCGCTCGTATGTGCGTCCTGCTGCAAACCACGCCGGAAGAAATCCTGACGGAGCAGGACGATATTGATCTGGTGAAGGGGCTGCTCGATAACGACCCGGGCATAAAAGAAGCCCGCGCCACAGAGGGCGAGGGCGTAGATGGTAAAATTGCTCAGTTCATTCGCTCTGCATCTGCGGAGGAATTGGATGAGATTTACCGCTATATTGATTTTTTGAAAAGCAAGAGGGGGAAGAAATGAAACTTGACCCTGATTGCGTCCGCGATTTGATGCTATTCTGCGAGGAACATACCTACATCAAGACGGAAGAAATCGGAAGATATACCGCAGCAAGATATCATGTGCTTTATGTAGATTCAATGCGGCTTACCCCTCCATTGAATAAGTACGACGTGGGTTCGCTGATTTATCATATTATCCAGCTTTCCGAAAGCGGATATCTGGCAACAGATTTTCGCTTTGACCCCGTTGAGAATTTCCGTCATAACGAACTACCGGCTATCTACTATGTCACACCAAAGGGGCATGAGTTTATCGCGACAATTTCCGAAAAAGCTCAATGGGAAAAGACGTCAAAAATACTGCGGTCATTTGGGTCGGTTTCTTTGGCGGTGATTGAAACAATATCGAAGGGTATTGCATCGGCAGCTATTGAACAAATAATAGCTCGCAAGGCGTGACATCATACCCGCCGTTTGTTTCTTCTACCTGCACATGAGTTTCTCGAAATGGAGTGCTCTGTGCGGCGACCTGATTACTTGCTTTGATTGCCTGATCTAAACAGGCCGGAAGATATTCCGCGCTGTCGGCAGAAAGCCCAGATGCGCGGATTGCGTCCATGCACCGGTTTACTGCGTCAACCATTTTCGCGTCTATGTACCATGCTTTCGTTAGCTCTTTCATGGCATAAGCCTCCTTCAATAAATCTTAGAAGATGGTTTTTTTCTTCTGGTGCAAGCGATAGCGCGGAATAAAGCACTTTCTCTCGCATTATTTCAATATCCATTTCGTTTATTGTACCATTTTTTACGCCATTACACAACATTTTGTGTCCCTCCAAATAATTATAGTAACGGGGCTATATGTCGATTATTGCACTTTGTGCAGTCGAAAATATAAGAAAATGGAGATTTGAGATGAAAAAGCTTTTGCTTATCGCGCTGTCTTCGGCCCTCGCACTCGGTATGTTAACCGCCTGCGGGGGAACGAATCAGACCGAGCCAGAAAACGAGCCGGAAACTCCGCCCGATCTCGTTGGAGAATGGAAGCAGACAAACAGCGATGCAGAGGACGCATGGCAGGCCGCTACAATTAGCGGGGACACCATTGAAGTGTATTGGGTATCTGATAACGGTGACACAAAAGCCCTCTACTGGGCCGGAACTTTCGATGCCCCTACCACGGCAGATGAGCCGTACACTTGGGAATCGGAAAATGATAAAGACCAGACCGATACGGCAATTCTTGCCAGCGGCGATGACACCAAGACGTTTACCTATCAGGGCGGCGTAATTAGCTACGAAGTGTCTGCTATGGGAGTTACGCAGACCGTAAAACTTGAGAAGCAATAAGTAACTAAAGGCACTGCCGCCCTCTGCAACAAACGGCAGTGCCTTTTTGCAGCCGGCGGGAAGCGGTCGCCGCTGCATGACTTGACCATACTCCGCTTTACCTTGGCAATTCAACACCGAAACATTGCAATAAGACAGCGCTCGACACGGTTCGACAAGCCCTCATCTTGCGACTTTGCGGCGCAAAAATCGAAAAAATTAAGGTGGCGTAAATGAACATTCAAGAGCTGTGCAGAATCCGTAAAGAAGAACTGAAACTGACTTACCAGGATATTTCCGACGCTTCCGGTGTGCCGCTGTCCACCGTCCAGAACTTCTTTTCCAAAATGTCGAAAGCCCCGTCCATCTATACCGTCGCGCCGATCTGCAAGGTGCTCGGCATATCCCTTGATGAAATATTCGGAATTTCCGAACACTTGACGCCGACCGAGGAAACTTTGCAGGCGCGCAACGATGAGCTGGAACGCCACGTCGACGCAAAGGCTGATACCATCGAGATCATGCGGCGCGGCGTCCGTATCCGTAACGGCGTGGTTGCTATAATGTTCCTCATCATCGTTTTTCTCGCTGTGTGGTGTGTGTACATTGATTTTCATTGTATAGATTACGGATTTTGGAGGGGCTGACATGGCAAATTGCATCAAATGTAAAGCAGCGCTGCCGGATGGCGCGCTGTTTTGTCCTATGTGCGGCAAAAAGCAAGCATCTGTCGACCGAAAAGCCACAAAGCGCGGCAACGGGACGGGGACGGTCTATAAGCGCGGCTCTTCATGGGTAGCCGAAATCACCAAAGGCTACCGTGAAGAAGCCGGCAAGCTGACCCGCGTGAAAGCGAAAAAATGCGGCTTCCGCACAAAACGAGAAGCCTTAGAATATATCCCTATGCTGCGGACGCAAAAGCCCCGTGAAAAGGATATCACTTGGCGCAAGGCATATGAGCTTTGGTTCCCAACGCATCGCGCCGACAAGTCCACGCTGAATTGCTACGCCGCTGCCGAAAAGTATTTTGCACCGATCGAATTTATGAAGCTGGCCGCGGTCGAGATTGATGACATCCAAGAATGCATTGATGACTGCCCGCGCGCCAAACAGACGAAAAAGAATATGCGCACCGTGTGCAGCCTGATCTACAAGTATGCCGTTCCGCGCGGATATGCCCCTATGAGTATGGCCCCGTATCTCACCGTCACCGGCGAAAACGCCGCGCCGCGCGCGAGCTTTGATGCCGACCAGATCGAGAAGATAAAAGAGGCGTGCGGCGTGATTCCATACGCCGACTATATCTACTGCATGTGCTACCTCGGTTTCCGCCCTACAGAGTTTCTCGGCCTGTCGATTGATAACTACGACAAGAAAGAAAAGGTGCTTCGCGCTGGTATCAAGACCGAAGCGGGCAAGAATAGAACCGTCACGATCTCGCCAAAGATTCAGCCCATCATTGACCGGCTGGCGAAAGACAAGATATCCGGCGCGCTATTCTGTAACGAAGAAGGAAAAGCATTCAGGTATGACTATTTTCGCGACGAGGTTTTCTATCCCACATTAAAGGCAATCGGCATTGACAACCCAATCGAAAACAAGCGGCACAAGTACTCCCCGCATACGTGCCGTCATACGTTCGCGACGCTGATGAAAAACATTCAGGCATCGGACAAGGACAAACTCGAGCTGATCGGTCACGCAAGCCCCGAAATGCTGCGGTATTATCAGGATGTCAACCTCACCGACCTTCGAAAAATCACCGATGCAATATAATTTTTCTGTTACCCCCTCGTTACCCCCATCGAACGATTCCCCGTTGATATTCCGTCGTTTTTCGGTGACTGGGGGTCAAGAGGCCGTGAGTTCAAGTCTCGCCACTCGGACCAAGAAAAACCTCGAAACCATTGCGGTT